CCGACGAAACCGAGGCACGGAACGAGGCCAAGGTGATGGCCGAGGCCACGGCTGGCACGTCGCCGCTGTTCTACGTCATCGACGCAGAATATGACGGCATCAAGGCTGACCGTGCGCGGGCCATCTGCGAGGCGTTTGAGGACGGGCTGCGCCACTACATCGGCAGCGGCATACGTGTGGCGGTGTACATCGGCCACCACCTGTACAAGTCGTGGGCGTTGGATTATGGGCGGTATGCGTATGTTTGGATTCCGCGCTACGGCTCCAACGACGGCAAGCCGCAAACCCCGCCTGACTATCCCTGTGACCTGTGGCAGTACACCAGCAATGGCAAGCTGCCTGGGGTCAGCGGGAATGTTGATCTCAATAAGCTGATGGGTACAAAGCCGCTGAGTTTCTTCACGACGGGCGCGGAGGATTCAGGAGAACAGGGCGAGGACAGCGCGACCGACGACACTGACGGAGGTGTATCACAGATGTTTACCGGCAAGCAGCTTGCGGAATACTGCGAGAAAATGTACGCCAATAAATCCCATTGGGCATATTGGTACGGTACATATGGCAACATGTGTACCGAGGCCAAGTACAAGTCCAAAAAGAAGCAGTACCCGGAGCATTACGGCAGCAGCAGGACGGCAGGGTACATGAAGGACATCGAGCAGGGCCGCAGGTGCGCCGACTGTGTGGGGATGATTAAGAGCTTCTTCTGGACGGGGAACCGCTACGACACCGACCCGAAGTACGGCACGAACGGCTGTCCCGACAAGTCTGCCAACGGCCTGTTTGATATGTGCAAGGAAACCGGCGACATTAAGACAATCCCCGACATCCCTGGCATCGTGGTCTGGAAATCCGGGCACATCGGCGTGTACGTCGGAAACGGCTACACGGTGGAGATGAAGGGGTTCGACTATGACTGCCGCAGGAACAAAGTTACCGATGGGCCGTGGAAGAAGTGGGGCAAGCTGCCGATGCTGTCCTACGAAGAACCGAAGCCTGAACCGTCTGAATATCGCCATGTGCTGGTGACGGGTGGGAGCGTCAATATCCGTTCCGGCCCCGGTACGGACAAGAAGGACATCGGCACCGCCCACAAGGGGGATTTGCTGCCCTATCAGGGTGTGACGGAACCTTGGGGCGGGCGCGACTGGTATCTAATTGAGTGGGAGAATCAGAACGGGTGGATTTCCAGCAAGTACAGCAAACTGGTCGAGTAAGGCGGTGAGGGGAATGAGCGACACGATAATCGTTGCCCTCATATCGTTGCTTGGGACAGTGGTCACGGTATGGGCGGCGAACAGGCACACATTGGCTGAACTGGACAAGAAGTCAGAACTGTCAGATGCGAAGCTGGACGCGAAGTTGGAAAAGCATCAGGCCGTGACCGACACGAAGATTGAAGAATTAACGCGGAAAGTAGAGAAGCACAACAACATGATCGAGCGGGTGTATCAACTTGAAGGCAAGATGACCGAGGCGGAACACGACATCAGGGATTTGAAGGGGAGGGTTGCGTGATGTTTCTTCTGAGCAACAAATTATATGATGTGCTGAAGTATTGCGTGATGGTGGCGATTCCGGCGCTGACCACGGCGTATGTCGGGTTGTCCGGCATCTGGGGTTGGCCCTATGCGGAGGAAGTTGCAAAGACTTCGGCGGTGATTTGCACGTTGCTGGGTACGCTGTTGAGCATCTCCACGGCGCAGTACAACAAGCAGGAAGCGCCTGATAACTTGTAAGCAGTAATGTAAGCAGTAGACTACAATTTTATACCATTTTTCCCCATTGTCTAATAATGGCAAAGCCCCGAAAACGTTGTGTATTCGGGACTTTTTGTGGTCTGGGTGAGAGGATTCGAACCTCCGGCCTCTTGAACCCCATTCATAGAGGATTGCCGTATTTACAGGGGGTTTGGGGATATTTGTAAGCAGTAGGTAAGCAGTAGCACGATTTACAATTCTTCAATGATCTTTTTCATGGCTTCAAGTTCGGCTGACTGATACATCTTTTTCGTGGTGTCATAGGAGGCGTGGCCTATCAGCTTCGCCTTGTCTACGTCACTACCCTGTACTTCTTTCAGTAGGTTGGCGAAGGTATGTCGGCAGGAGTAGGGTGTGTAGTAGGCTGGGTGTTCGGTGGTGGGAATGGGCTGTATGTTGGCGGCTGCGAGTACGGGATAGAAGTAATAGTCTCGGAAGTAAGCCACGGGCATTTGTTCGCCGTTCTCGCGGGGGAACAGGAAACCGTGACAGGTTGACACACGTTGCTCAATGATGGATCTGATTTTTGGAGAGACAGGCACCGCCCTGTCCTTTCCCGCTTCGGTCTTCATGCCGCCTGTGAGTATGCCGTCGTGATAGCTATCTTTGGTTAAGCTGAACAGTTCGGCGGGACGAAAGCCCGTGTAGATCAGGACATAGACCATATCGGCGTAGGGTGTGACCCCAATTTGATCATGGATTAATTCAATTTGATCATGGCTAAACGCTGGCCGGGTAGACTTATCGTTATCGCCTGTATGGAGGTATTCGGCAAGGTTCATCGTGGCCTGATGGCGGGGAATGGCATACTTGTAGAGCAAGCCCATGACAGCTTTCATGTTTTCACGGGTGCGACGGGCACGTGGACAGGTGTCAAGACAGTCTTGCAGATCATCCACGTCAATGTCGCACATGATACGGTATTTCAAAACGTCAAAGTATTTGTATGCGGCCTTGTAACAGTCCATCGTAGACTTGGAAACACGGGCTTCATGGGTGGGGAGCCATGCGTCATAGACCTGTTGCAGCGTCATCTTCGGCTTGTCCTTCGGCGCGGCCTGTAGCTGCTGGCAATAGGCGAGAGCTTCACGCTTGGTGGAGAAGCCGCCCTTGGTGCGCCTGACGGCCTGTGCGCGGCCTGTGGGCGTTGTTTTCCAGCCGATGGTAATACAAGCCGTCCACGTTCTGCCGCGCTTGTAGGCGGTTCCTGCGCCGTTTGGGCGGGTGCGGCCTTTCATGCAATCACCTTCTTATTTCAGACACAATCCTTTATCGTCCCGAAACTTGCCCTGGGTTATGCGTACAATGTCCAATATCCATGTAATACCGAGGATGGCCGCACAGATTACGGCTATGGCTTCTCTCCAATGGACGAAAATGCCTTGTGTTGGCCCGAATGTGAATCTGATATAGTATATCCCGAAAACACTGCTGGCTATGGTTAATGCCAACAGCAGGAACAAATTCAATGCGCCCCGCCAGTATCGGCGCACATAGAAGTAATGAGCGCCCAAATATCCAAAGCAAATACAGAGCAGAAGCGCAATAATATGATGCTTCTTTGATGGCAAATATTTATATTGGTATAGCTTTGACATACGCTACCTCCATTCAATGCGTGTAATGTTGCCGTGGTTGGTTATGCGAGGTTCTTTTTCTTTTTTGCCTTGTGATTCTCCAATATCTCTAATGCTATTCCCTGATAAACAGGTTCGGCGGCATGGTAGGCGGTGAGAACTCGCTTATCTTCTTTAGAGATTTCTTCAGTTTTCGGTTTTGTGACCACTTCCCCTGTCAATACTTCAATGCCCCTATTGATAAGGGCCATGATTGCGTCGTTCTGACTACGGTATCGGTTTTCAAATCTAAATGTATCAATCTTGTCACGCAATTCTTCATCCTCAAAGGTGATTGTGCATCGTGGCTTAATGGTCGGCATATCATTCACTCCTTTCACATACATTATACACCATATATGAAATGATGTAAATATTACAATTTGATTAAATGATGATTTGGTGCTGAAATTCCCTTGACAGTTCACCACCTGTGTGCTATATTATTTTCACGGTTCACCAAATAACCATTTGTGAAAGGGGTGATAATGTGAGTGAAGCGGTGAAGGATTGGCGTATAACTGTTACTTTGACCAAAGAGCAGGAAGAAGCAATCGTGAAACTACGTCAGACCGATGAATATGCACGATGCTCATTTGGTGAGATTGTGCGACAACTAATCGACGCCGGTTTGGGAGTGAAAGCAAATGACGCTTGACGAGATTAAGGCTTGCGATAAGCCGACATTGACCCCAGCAGAGATAGCGGATGTGCTGAATTGCGATGCACAAGATATTCGGATTCAAGCGCGGATGGCTCCTGAAAGGTTGGGGTTCCCGGTCATCGTCGTTAAGACGCGAACGAAGATTCCCAGGGTTCCGTTCTTGCGGTTCATGGGAGAACAATAAAGCCGCTTGGCGTGAGGGGCCAAGCGACTAAGAAAGGAGAGAGCGTAGTGGAAAACTCTCACAAAGAGTATAACACGAGTTCAGAAAAAATGCAAGTGGCTTTTCGGATAGAACCTGAGTTCCAGAACAAAATTCCACCGATCAGCGAGGACGAGTTCAGGCAGTTACGCGAAAACATACTGACGGCTGGCGAGGTTTATGAACCACTGGTTGTGTGGGACGGGATGCTGGTAGACGGCCACAATCGGTGGAAGGTTATTCAAGAATTTCCAGAAGTCAAGTGGCGTACCCGTGAGATGGACTTCGCTGACAAGTGGGCGGCGTTCGAATGGATGTACAAGAACCAGTTGGGGCGCAGGAACTTGACAGACGAGCAGCGGACGTACATGATCGGTAAGATGTACGAGGCGAGAAAGAAAAGTGTTGGAGGCCAGGTTGGAAACAATAACGCTTCAAAACGGAAAGACCAAAATGGTCCCATCGTAACACGCAATCGAACGTATGAGCAGCTTGCCGATGAACTTAGCGTAGGGGACACCACAATTAAACGCGCTGAGAAGTTCACCAAAGGCGTTGACGCTCTCCGCGAAGTCAGTCCCGAAGCTGCCGACAAGGTGCTGAATGGGAAGGCCGATATTACGAAAGCTGAAGTTCAGGCAATCGGCAAAATGGAATCTGAAGAAGTACAGGAAACCATTAAGAAGATTCTGAACCCGCCTACCGATGAGGAAAAGCGCAAGCAGCGCAAGGTTGGCGCAAAAATCTCCCGTGTCAGCACAGAGACAGACGAAGATCGGGAGCGCATGGCAAGGATCGAAGCCATCGTCAAGGATATGTACGACCCGACTACGGCCCCTGAGTTCACGATTGACCTGTTGATTGAGGACATTGAACTTAACGGACAGACCTACGTTGAACTTTTGGATAACACCCTGAACGACCGAAGCAACCTTGTAACCAACAAGAACAAACCAGCGATCTTGGCGGCTATCAACAAAGTAGTGGACGGCATATTGAAAGTGAGGGATTCAATTTGAAATATCCGAGTGGACATGAGTTTGAGTTCAAGGTATTGCGGCCTTCACAGTTGAAGGTTGACCCGCTGTACCAACGCAAGTTGAATGTGAAGCGCGTAAACGAGATCGTCAAGGCGTGGAACGGCGACCTGTTCAACGAGCCGAAGGTGAGTTACCGCGATGGCCAGTATTGGTTGTTCAACGGGCAGCATTCCAACAGCGTGTGGCAGGAGAAGTTTGGCGACAAGCCGATACTCTGCAAGGTATACAAGGGCATGACGTGGCTGGAGGAGTGCGAGGCGTTCATTCAGCAGAACGGAATCTCCAAAGACCCTTCGCAGATTGAGAAGTTAAAGGCCATGAAAGAAGCCAAATATGAAGATGTATCTGGCATGGTAGCGGGGGCTGAACTGGTAGGCTACAGCATCAATTTCAATTGTGCCAAAAACGATTCCAATACGATTGTGGCGGTTGCGAAGCTGTACAAAGCGTATAAGACTATTGGCCCGGAGTTATACATCGATATGCTTACCGCGATTCGGGATGCGTGGCCGGACGACCCGGATGCCGTGGACGGCAGAATCATAACCGCTATGACGCTGTTTTACAAGACTTACGGCGGGAACTTCAAGCGGGATGACCTGTCCAAGTCGCTTCGGACGATCACACCAATGGCGGTCATTCGAAGCGGCAAGATTTCCGACAAGCGCAACGGGATCACTCGTGAGATTGTGAAGTGCTATAACAACAAGCGGCGCAATCGTCTGGACATCGACAAGCTGTAGGAGGTGCAACGATGGGAACTAAGGCACGATTCGCAGTATGGCGGCGAGAGGGCAAGATTTTCTACGCAAAACCTCCCGATTGGCCCAGACAGACGGAGTATTCCTGTACGGATCAGGAAACGCTTATTCAGTGGGCGCACAATCACGGCTATATGCTGCGTGACGGTAACCCGCCGAGGAGGGACAGGGCCTATGGAAGATACGCATAGGTACAGCACCAAGCGGGCCATGCAGGACAGCGCACACTTGAAGATGGCCTACGTCCACCTTCACGACGCGCTGAACGAGTTGGAAATGGTCTGGAAGAAGGACAACATTATCGCCCACGCGGTGCGGGTGTTGGGGGCGATAGAGGACACGTTGTTTCAGTATGTAGTGCCTGACAGGAAGGGAGGACGCAATGGCAAGCCTGTATGAGTTGAGCGCGGAGTATGCGGGATTCCTGGACGCATACGCGAACGCGCAGAATGAGGATGAAGCCGCCGAGATACTACAGTCGTTGGTGGACATCCACGGCGAACTGACGGAGAAGGCCGAGAACTACGTCAAGGTCATCAAGAATGTCCAGAGTGACGTTGACGGGTACAAGGCAGAGGCGAAGCGGCTGTCGGCAAAGGCTAAGGCTGGGGAAAACCTGATCGACAGGTTGAAGAACGCCATGTTGGACGCAATGAAGATGACGGACACGCCGGT